CTGCAATGAAACTGCAAAACAACACCTAAACTGACATCATGGCAGCAGCCACGCCGAATTCGGCGATGTCTTCCATGATGTCGGTAACTCCACTACCCTTGTTCTCCTCCATTCGAACGGCCTGGGCCCAAGCGGCTTCAGACGCTGGCATGTGTTGGGAGTGGCCTGCATAAGCGGGATTAAAGGGATCGAATCGTACTCGCCACTCAATAGTGACCAAGTACTTCAACGCTATGTTATCTGGATTGTAAACAAAGATCGGGGCAAAGCCTTCAAAATCCTGTTCCGCCAAACCTGCCGAGGGCACTGGTTGACTCGGTTGTTCAGACCATACGTAGGGCCCTTGATCCTTAATGCGTCTAGGCACGAAATCCGACAATACTGACAAATTGTTTGGAACTGCGTTTACCTGCACGCCACGCAAAGCAAGTTTGCCCGCAGAGCAAAGTCTAGGCGCACTGTAACTGACAAGTTGTTTCATGACCGTCTCCCAAGTACGTGCGTCACCCATAAGGTCCAACACAGTCTTACTGCGGCCAATGTAAGCAATGCCATTTGTTGTTTGCAGTGCGTCTCCATTCATAACCTGCACGGTAATGGCAGCCGGCACCATCCTAGCTCCATTCAGTGAAGCGGCAGCCAATGCTGTGCTCGAGTAGAAATACGCGTTCCCAGGGGAAGTAGAGTCTCCGATTGGTTGTCCAAGTGAAGTTGGTCGTACCGCAATGCTAGTAGACCAAGTTGTCTCAGTAAACTCATACCCAGGGCCTTTAAAGCATCCAAACATTATAGCTGAATTGGTAGAATTGATTATATCAGTCGTCCTAATGGTGGTGTAACCTCCCACTGCACGAGGCAGGGGCAAATGGCATGGACTTAATGCGTTGAACGCATGCCGATAACCATTGCCACCATTCTTGGGCCGACTTTTGCGTGTTGATTTTCGCGGAAACGGACGTGTGGTGATAGCACCAACACCTTGTTTGATACCAATCAAACGTTTGGCTGCCGTGCGCTTCTTCTTCTTGATCACTTTCGTGGCAAACGGCATAATCGAAATTGGTGCCAGAATTCGTGATTGTGGTTGTTATTGCAGGAACACCTGAAACAAATTCAGCTGTGAAACTTTGATTGTTGATCCACCAATGTGGAATACTATGTAGCGAATATGCACTTAGTGCATAGCCTCTATAACCCAAAGGCAAGGGGTCCGCAGTGCATTTCGTCCCTTATGTTTAAACAGGCGGGACTCCTCAGTTGGCTCCTGTGTTAATCCAACTCATCTAATACAAAGTACTCAAACAACTCAGAACTAGAAAACGTTGGTGGCTTTGGCCACAAGGGTTGAGGCAAAGCACAAAAGTTAGTCTCATCTTCTTCACTATATAGTAATTGTGAAGCAAAATACTGAAAACGAGCGTAATGTTCACCAGTAAACTCACCATCTTGTTTCTTAAAAATAGATGTGTTAATCATGTTAATCTGATCTTTTACTGTTGATCCAATGGTTGTAGCCATCTTGTGACACGCATTGTCGTAAATGTCTCTTAATATGTGTTTACCTTCTGATAGTCCAGCCTTCCAATTGTCATCCCATTCTTTCACAATGATTTCTTGGTCCAGCATCCCATGTCCATGTTGGTTCAACACACGATTTGCACTGTTCATAAATGCTTCGCACATGGGTTGAATGTTGTCGGAAAACATAGCTGAAATAGACAAAAATCTTGCCAATTGAGCTTGTGGTGTGTTGTCGTTGCCTACTTTCGCACCAATTTTCCCTATCGTTCGCATTATGCCTGGACACCAAGAATTCATACCATAGGGTTTGCCGTCTTTCCACTGCATATGAATGCCAATGTACTCTAAACGACCTGTGATAATGAAAAGCAATTTTGCTGCATACCCGAGTTCTTTCTGATTGCCTTCAACTATTTTCTGATTTCTTGGATCTGCGTACACTCTGGCTAACATCCCGGCCCCATCATCACCTTCAATGCAAGGGTCAAATTTGGATCTCGTGGATTCCAGAGTGGTGCTTTCCTCAGTCAAATACAATGGCACCGTTCTGAATTCCCAATCAAACAAGCATTTGCCATTTGCGTCATTTTGTAAAATGAACATTTTACCATCTTTGTCAGTGGCAAACACATGTTCAGGGTTTTCGAAACATGTGCACAACAGGCCGGCCAACTCGTTGCTAAAGTTGACACCAGATGTCATGGACCAGCCAGAATCCAAATAAAGGTCATCAAAGCGGACCAACAAACTTTGGGTCTGGTTCTTGACTCCCGTCTTGACCTTAATGTTGAAGCACAAACCGTGAGTGTGGT